TATTCCGGTTTATGCTGGAGTACTATTTTTTTGAGGTGGTAGAAATGAAAGACAAAGTTGACAAGAGTTATTCGGGTACTTCAAGTTTATCAGTGCGTGTTTCTGGTCCTGAAATGCAAGCATCTAAGGGGTACGACTTAGACTCCGTCATTGGTACGTTGCAGGATTCTCAGGCGCTTATAAGAAAGACATACTTGACCAGTCAGGGGAGAGTACGTTTTACATCTAAGGATTATGACAACTTTCAAATTAAACTGAAAGAATGGCGAGAAGGTTCTCTGTGGTCCGATTTAGAGCTTGTTTATTCAAGTGTGATTTTGCCTACAATTCCATTTGTTGTCGACAATCGTGAATTCATTTGGGAATCTATTAAAGACTCCTACACTTTTTTAAAAGCAAAATTAACCGCCAAGTCAAAGGGGGAGGACGTGAAAGTGGAGCAAAAGGCAGGCGAACACGGCGTGAATATCACAAATAATAGTTCTGGAACAGTGATTGTTGTTGGTCCTGGACTCCCCGATTTTGCTGAGTCGATTAAACCTTATATACAGCAACTAACAGAAAACATTCAACCTAATCGGGTGGACACGATCGAGGTTACTAAGGACCCAATAAGCTCCGCCCCAGAAGATAAAGTCGTTCTTGATTCGTCAGACAAGAAAATATTTGGAGAAACAACATTAACTTCTGACGATCGCGTAAGTATTTCGGGAAAGATTACTGCCCTAAACTACGTGACGAACTCAGGCAATATTGAAATTACTAGTTCTTCTGTTGAGGCTATAAAACCTGGACATGTGTATCACTTGAAGATTAGTACGGATCTACACGCTGAAGATAAGGCCAGAGAAATGTATTTGCGCGACAGACCTTATTATTGTAAATATACGGTGTCTGCTCAAAACCCTAACCGAGTTATGGAAATCACAATTACTGATTGGGATGATATAGAGTGGGATCAACAAGATAAGAATTAAGAACAAGACCCTACGGCGTCTTTTTATTTACTAAAGCGCTCCGCCAAACGGTGAGGTGCTATTTTTGTGCAAACAAATAGCCGGCAAATGCCGGCCGTAAGACTAATCTTTATCAAGTTTTTCTTTCACATCATCAACAGTATCTTTAACGGCATCTTTGGCATCGTCTAATTTTTCTTTTACTTTGCCAAGCACGCCTTCAGCCTTACCTTGTGCTTCACGGGCCTTATCACCAGTAACTTTACCTTCAACTTCCTTGGCTTTACCGGAGATTTTGTCCTTAGTGCTATCAACTTTACCATCTAAGCTCATAGATATTACCTCCTTTTGGTGTACCATCATTGTCCTATATTTTGAGTTATATTGCAAACAACTTATTTTTGGAGGCGAACGGATTGCAATGGACAGATGAACAGATCGGAACGATGCGCAAGCTCGCCTCCGAAGGATTTACCAGACGCGAGACAGCAGACAAGCTAGGAATTAGCTACGATGCAGTCCAGAAGAAATCGCGTCGGCTTGGAATTGAGTTTCAATCACCCATGCCTAATGAATATGACTCAGACGGTACACAGTCTAGTGAGACAATTCTAAAAGTCGTCAGGGGCCACAAAATGACGCCCAGAGAGGTACTAGAAGCCCACGGGTATGATTACACCAAGTGGGAGCTTGTACGTGCCACAAGCAACTACTGGAAGCAGAAGCCTGAAGCAACGCTTTTCCAGAGCAAAATACAAATCAGACCGCTAGTCGATGCTGAACAATATGAATCATTGATGAATGACATCATCACACACAAGGAGCCCTATAAAGCCAAGGCTCCTATTTTTGTGCCGTCAGAACGATATCTTGTCATTCCAGCATTTGACACGCACTTCAACGGACACACGTTTGATATTTACGCAGAGTCCTTGAAGCGGCAGCTAGATATCATACAACGTGGCCATTATGCAAAAGTATTGCTTATTCTAGGCGGTGACCTGGCTCACGTGGACAACATCAACTCGACCACAGCAAAGGGCACACAGCTCGAAACAACCGACTTAGGCGAGACTGTGAACGAAATGGAGCAATACTTCGAGACACTGATTGAAGCGATCATTAAGAACGCGAATGAGTGTGAAGTCATGTATTGCGCCGGGAATCATGATCCGTCAGTTGGTTATATGTTTGCCCGGTTATTGAAACGCGCCTACAGCAACCAAACAAATATCACGTGGGACATATCACTTAAGCATTACAAGGGAGCGATGTTAGGCCACAACTTTATTGGTGCCACTCACGGAGATAAGGGCAAGAACAACTATCTTGCCAAGTATCTCGATGAGTTCGGCTTCATGTTAGGCACAGCACAGAACCGCGAACTGTTTACGGGACATCTCCATTCAGAGATGAGCAAAGACCTAGGCGGATTCGTTCAGCGTCAAGTATCGACACGCAAGCCAACCGACCAATGGACTGATGATATTGGCGTGGTTGCACACAAAACGTTTGAGCTGGTCGAATACAGCGATCATGATACGAGGGCAATCTATTATGTCTAATGCGATGAAGCGAGTCGGCTACGGATATGTAAGCCACACAGAGCAAGCAATCATTGAGAAACTATCAAGGGAAGAGAAACACATGAAAGCAATCATCTATACGAAGCCAAACTGTCCAAAGTGTCGGCTAACTACAAACCGGCTATCCAAAGTCATGCCGGTACAGACAATCATGGCAGACGAACACGACTACAAACAGTTTCGCAAGCTGGGCTATCAATCAATGCCAGTCGTCACGGTGTATAAGCCGGACGGCACGCACGACACGTGGTCAGACATGCGCGTGGACAAGATTAAACAGTACACAAAAAGAGGGTAGGCAACACCTACCCCCCACTTAACAGAATGGAAAGCATGCTTTACGTGGAAATAAGCATTCTTTTTATATGAAAAAGCATTCTTTTTATTTTTTATTTCAAGCATTCCTTACTCACATTTCAGGAGGTGGTGCGGTTGATTGATGTATCGTCACACGCAAGCCGGGCGAAATTCTATGATTCGGCCGAGTGGCGCGACTTGCGCGATGCTGTAATAGCACGTGATAACTACGAATGCCAGTGGTGTAAGGCAGAAGGCCGCGTGACGAACGCGAGTAACGCGATACTAGAGGTTGACCATATTAAGCCGCTTGAACAGTTTCCAGATTACGCGTTGGATCCAGACAACCTGCGCACTTTATGCAAAGATTGCCACAATAAAAGGCACCACAGATTTAACTGGGCGCCACGTGGCAAACCTATTAAGCGGAACAAGTGGGCTGATGATGAAAGGTGGGACTGAACTGTGGAAGATGTGTTTATACGGTTTAACGACACTGGCGAAACCGTTCCGTTAGAACCGCGAACAGAAATTCATTTTGAGCCCTCGGATGAAGAGAAAAAATCTTTCCGTGAGCTAAAACAAGAAGCCGAATTTACATTTGAAGATTATCAGAACGAATTTATAGAAAAACTTCAGCGAAGAATTTTGAGGAAACTGAGCGGCGAAAAATATAAAGTTCGACCGCACGGAAAATTTTACTTTCCTGACAAAAACCGAAAATTCTGATTTCCGAAAAATTCGGCCAAAAATATCAGATTCTTTCTGCGGAAAAATTTTTCCGGAGGCCCAAAAATATTGAGCTTTTTTCCGGCTGGCGCAAGCGGGGGTCGTTTTTACTTTCGATAGAGTTGCGCGCTACTGAATGGACTTTCAGCTGTTATTATTCTCACAAGCTAGCCGCTGCCGTGGTATCGGTCTAACGACCGGCCGCGCGTACTGCCACCCGCCGCCGTCCCTTAATATATAGCCCGCCGTATACGGCTATATAAGCCCGTTTAAGCGGCTTTAATCGGTGCGGGTATAACTGCACTTAACACACTTTAAACGCGTTTACGTGGCCTCCCTCGCTTGTGGTCGATGCAGTACGCTATACAGCTATGCAGGCGCGCCGGGTCCTCTGTCAGCCACTGCCAGACGGTGGCAGGCATAGCCGCGCGCGTGTCTGCATACGTGGCCGCGTATCTGTCAGGATCAAGCGGCGCGGGGGTATATAGTGCATACCATGCCAGTACAACGGCATAGGGCGCGCGGTCTAACGGCCGGTAGCCGCTTCGATAGTCGTACACGGTCGGCAGGCTGATACCCGCCGCCGTGGCTAGCTGCCGCGCCTTAATACGCCTATCAGCCAGCGCGGCCGCAGCGTGGGTTAACGTGCTATCTGTCATTGCTGCCACCTCCCTGCCTTGATCGTATCACAAACCACCCGCCGGGGTGGCAGGTAAACAACTTTTTCCATAGTAAAATCCTCCTCTATCGTGCCGACGGCATAGCGAACACACGTGTCGGCACAGCTACTAAAATAGCCCCGACGATCGGGGCGGGTACTCCTATAAAAACGCGATCCAGTCACCGGCTGCAATGATAGACGCGCCGGCCTGGTGCAGTCCTAGCTGCCAGTAAAGCGCCTGGCCGCATTGTGCGATTAAGTCCCCGATATCTAAGCGGCAGAAATAAACTGCGGCTAAAACGGCCGCTAAAATAAACACACGTTTTTTCATGGTAGTACCTCCTAAGATTAATTAATGCAAGGCCCCGCCGCAGGGTTGAACCGCGGTTACACCGGTCGGGGCGGGCGGTGCTTAGATCGCTGCGAGTAGTGAAGCAGTGTCGACGGTGTAGCGATCGCCGCCGGTGATGAAGGTGGTAGCGTAGCGCTCGGGATCAATGGCAGCATGGACGATGGTCCCCGCCCGGGTAGGTGCTAAAATTCTACGGCGCTGGTGTTCCATGCTTTCAGAGAGTGAGTGATTTCGTACGCGTCGTTAAACACTTCACGTAGGGAAATAAAGCCATCGGGTTCTAGTATGTCGTAGTAGTCCTGTTCAGTGACAAGCCGCGCCATTTCCTGGCCTTCTTTCGTTCCCGTGTACCGGTCGTGTACCATTTCCGGCGTGATTTTTACTAACATTGGTGTTTGCATTTTTGTTACCTCGCTTTTTCTTTTTTGTGGTGCTATGCCCGCGCCGGTATTGAAACCGGCCTCGGCGCTTGCGCGGGCTGTTAGTTAGGCGTAAGGGTCGAAAGTGATCGCGTCGCCGTCAATTGTCGGGCGGCTGGTTGCGATCTCGTTACGGTCGTAGAAGTCAGCTAGCGCCTCGACGCTTGCAACGTCTTCAGCTTCTAACACGTCGCCCCACGGTCCAACCGGAACGCCTGCCACAACGTCGCCGGCTTGATCGTACTCGGTCAAGGCTGCCATCTCTCTAGCCTGTGCTAGCGTGATGCGGCCGGGCTTGTATGCTACTGAAGCGCGGCGCGTTTCAACGGTTCCCCAGATGTCACTATCAAATGTCTTTGCCATGATAAAAACTTCCTTCCTTGTGTTAGACCTTGTCTAATGTTAGACTGTAATTGTATTGTTTAAGGGGCGTTAACTCTTTGCCCCTTTTCTTTACGTCTATCATCATATATCCAACATTAGACAGTGTCAACAGTTTTTGTCTAATTTGCTAGAATATAACACAAGAAGGGCGATGAAATGCCGTGGTTACAGTATTAGATAACATAAAAAGATTTGCAAAGTTGCGAGGCTTAAGCCTGGCAGAGGTAGCAGAGCGCGCCGGGATCTCTCGAGCTTCTATATATACATGGGATAAACGGCAGCCGACTTCTAGCGCGTTGGCCGCTGTCGCTGAAGTACTAGGCGTGGCAGTTGCTGACTTGCTGAAGGCTACGCGCTACGCTAGCCCGGCGGCTACTGCTACACCTGCTACGCTGCCGGCTAGCGGCGTTGATCTCGCCGCGCTTCTATCGGATGAAAGCACAACGCTTCTATATAAGGGGCGTCGACTCGACGACCGAGACCGGCAGACAGTCGAGCGGGTGCTGGATCGCTAGCAATCTTCTATATAGTATACAGAGTTAAGGGCGCGGGCTTTATGGCCGGCGCTTTTATTGTGCCTTCTATATTTTTTAGCCAGGCGGCGGCAGCTGTGATTTTTTCACAGACAAACAGGCCCCCCGGTCAAAAAGATCGCATGTTTTCTTTTTCTGGGAACCGGTGGATGGGTCATGACTCCGGAGAACTATTTAATTTTTACGCACGCGAGGGGGGGTGAAGCAAAATGAACGAAAATCGAATTAGAGCAGAGCTACTGAAGCAGATTGATGCTGACTCGGCTATTGCTCTTGAAAAGGTGGAACGCTATGTGTCATTGACGCAAATATTCTATGAATTGAAGAAGTCCGTGGCAGAAGATGGCCCTGTCACAATCACGGTCAATGGATCACAGCGGTTCACTAAGACCAACCCCGCGATTGATGCAATGAATAAGGTTAATTCCCAGCTGATTGCACTGGGGAAAGATATGGGTGTTGATGTCCTGCCAGCACCTAAAGACGGCCCGGCGATTGAGACGGCCGAGGACGCGATGCTATGAGTTACGTCACTGATTACATCGACCTTTTTAAGCAGGGCAAGGTCAAATTTAATATTGAACGTGTGCAGCTTGTCGAATACGTAGAGAAGAACATTCTCGGTAACGATGAGCTGTATTTTGATGAAGTCAAGATTGATCGTTGCGTGCGCTTCGCCGCCAAGAATTTCTTTGAGTTGGAACCCTTCCAGAAGTTTCTAGTTTCGTTCGTATTTCTGTATCGCAAAGAAGACAATTCAGCATTCTACCAGAACTTTTTGTGGATGATGGGACGTGGCGCTGGTAAGAACGGGCTAATCAGTGCGCTGTCTGCGTTTCTGATGAGTGGCTTCCATGGGGTGCCCAATTACAACGGGTCAATCGTGGCGAACAGTGAAACGCAAGCCAAAACCTCCGTTAAGGAAGTTGGACAGTCGATTGATAACCATCCGGGCATGGACAGGTTCTTTAAGGTCACCAAAGAAGTCATTACTAGCAAAGAAACCGGCTCTGAGCTGACCTATCGCACTTCAAACCCCAAGACCAAAGACGGCCTCCGCGATGGCTTTGTTATCTTCGATGAAATACACATGTACCAAGATGACAGTGGCATTCAAGTCTACCTTTCTGGCTTAGGTAAGGCCCAGCCGCCACGAGTCTTCTATATTGGGTCAGATGGTTACGTTCGTGACGGCTTGCTTGATAAGAAAAAGAAGCTGGCGGCAGATGTTTTATCTGGCAAGGCTGCTACTGATGCAATTTTTCCGTGGATATGCAAGATTGATAGTCGTGAAGAAGCCGATGATCCTGATAACTGGGAGAAAGCTAACCCTATGTTCAGCAAGCCCCGTAGCACATACGCTAAGGGTCTTTTTCGTACCGTCAAAACGCAATATGACGAATTGGTTGATGACCCAAGTGGCACCGAAGAGTTCTATACAAAGCGTATGGACGTGCCGTCAGAGTCAATGGTCAGCAACGTTGCGCCGTATGAGGAAATTAAGGCGACCAATCAACCAATACCAGATGATTTAGACGGCCGCGAGGCGATTGCAGCTGTCGATTTTGCGCAAATTCGCGACTTTATGGCCGCGGCAGTGACGGTTAAGTACCCAACCACTGATGAGAATGGCAAAGCGTTAACAAAGCTGGTCACATTCGAGCATCAATGGGCGACAAAGTGGTTCTGCGATAAGTATTACGGCTATTCCAGACGCGATGCGAATGAAGAAGTCCCAAACGCGCGCATTCAGGTACCTATCCACGATTGGGAAGACGCCGGACTGATGACCGTGGTGCGTGCTGACACGATGGAGCCTGAATTAGCGCTGGCGTGGGTGAATGAAATGGCGAACCGGTTCTCGATTACGGACGTGGTGATGGATAACTTCCGCGCCACACTGCTAAAGAAGCCGTTTGAAGATGCTGGCTATAACGTACAGATATTGCGTAACCCACGGAACCTTGATCCGCTGTTGTCTGTAATCGTGGACGATGGTTTTCCGAAGCGTCGGTTCATCTGGGGCGACAACCCACTACTGCGGTGGAATACGCAGAACGTGCTTGTCAATATTGATAAGGCCGGCGGTAAGCATTACGAAAAGAAAGAGGCAATCAGGCGCAAAACTGATGGCTTCCAAGCCTTTGAATACACGCTGTACCTGCTTGACAAGCTCAGCGATGAAAATGTGTCTGGGATGCTGGACATGTTTGCCGGGCTTCACTACGGATAACCGGAAAGGAGGTGATATTTATTGAATGTATTCAAAGACTGGTGGTCAGCAATCACACAACGGCGTGATACATCGTTCATCTACGATACGGATATGTGGGAGCCCGCCGCTTCTAGGGTGTTTATCAAGCGGCTGGCAATCGACACGGTGCTGAATTTTGTGGCCCGTTCATTTGCCCAGTCCGAGTTTAAGGTGATGAACGGTGATCGCGTTGATAAGAAGTCAGAATTGTACTACCGGCTCAATGTGCAGCCTAACAAGAACCAGACTTCGGTTGAGTTTTGGTCAAAGCTGATTTATGAGTTGCTCTACAATTCCGAAACACTGGTCGTACAGGGCGATGACGGCGACATTTACGTTGCTGACAGCTTCATGAAGAATGACTTGGCGTTATACCCCGACACATTTACTGGCGTCACCGTCGGCACCTATACGTATACCCGCACCTTCAACATGCAGGACGTACTCTACATCAAAAATAGCAATAATCGGCTGGAAGCGTATGTTTCCGGCCTTTTTGATGACACATCAGAGCTATACGGCCGCATGTATGACGTTGCGATGCGTGAAAAGCAAATTCGCGGCATCGTGAAGGTCGGGGCTTTGACTGGTACTGATAAGGAGAAACAGGACAAGCTCCAAAACTTCATTGACAACATCTTCAAGCAGTTCAACCACCGCTCGATTGCGATTGTGCCTAACGGGCAAGGGTTGGACTACACGGAAACCAATTCAGTCAGTGAGACGCGAAGCACGTCACCACTAGAAAACCTAACCACGCTTAGAACGCAATTCATGGACGATGTAGCGGCGTTGGTTGGAGTGCCACCCGTGTTACTACACGGCCAGCAAGCCGAGAGTGACCAAGCCAAGCAGACGTTCGTTGATAACTGCCTAGGCGCGCTGAACAAACTCGTGGAGGCTGCGCTTAATTCCACATTCTTTACCAAAGCGGAATACCGGCGAGGCAGTCACATTAACATCGTGGGTCTTGGCAAGGCCGATTTGACTAAGCTGGCAGAACCGTTAGACAAACTGCGTGCCGGTGGATTTGTCAACGGGGATGAAGGCCGTGTTCTGATTGGGCTTGACCCAACAGGTAAGCCTGAGATGCAGGAATACTACGTAACGAAGAACTATGGGCAAGCCGCTGTAAATGACAATGCAGGCACCGGTTCCACAGATACCGGTGCCGATCAATCTAAAGAGGGAGGTGAATAGGAATGGTAAAGATTAATATCAAAGGTCGAATCGTTAATGACAGCATGGGGCCGGTATACGACTTCATGAAGATGACAGCAACGTATCCTAAACAAGTCAATGATGCTCTGGCCAATGCTAGTGGCGATGTTGATGTTGACATCAACTCAGGCGGCGGCTTGGTTGATGCAGGCGAAGAAATTTACACTGCACTGCGCAACTATCCCGGTCACGTTACGGTAAACGTGGTCGGCACTGCTGCTTCTGCTGCTTCTATTATCGCTATGGCCGGTGACGAAGTTGTGATGTCTCCAGTCGCACAGCTTATGATCCACAACGTACAAGCTGGTGTTGATGGCGACAATCGCGACCACGCACATATGGCGGAGGTACTGGAAGGGCTGAACTACTCACTAGCTAAAGCATATGTTGCGAAAACCGGCAAGAGCGAAGCTGATATTTTGAACATGATGAATAACGAAACTTGGCTCACAGCAGAACAGGCTGTTAAGGAAGGGTTCGCTGACAAGATTATGTTTAAGGACGCTAAGCTCGTTGCTAGTGTGGATGAATTACTCGACGATAAGACCTTAGACATGGCGCGCGAAATGATGAACCAAGTCAACAAGCCACAGCCGCCAACAATTCATCCAACGACCAGTGGCATTACCGGCCACGGGCTTGCAAATGCCTACATCAAGGCCGACAACCACCAAGGCAAGAAGATTGCCGAAGGTCACGCTGATGCGCAAGGCGACTTCTCACTCAAGGTTAAGCTGAACCCCGGCGATGAAGTCCGCGTGACGCAAGCCGACAAGTGGGGCACCAGTAAGCCCGCCGTGGCCAACGTGCCGGGTGGTAAGCCTGATACCACTAACGAACAGATTGATGCCTTGAAGGCTGAAATCGAAGCACTCAAATCTAAACAGACGGTTCATTCCAATTGGAACGAGCCGTTTTTTAATGCCTAAAGGAGGGCACATTTATGACAATTAAGTTTGGCAAAGAGGACGTTCAATTCACCAACTATGAAGACGCCCAAAAGCACTATGCTGATTTGGTTAAGGACAAAGAAGCGACTGATGACGCCAAGACCGAAGCATTTTCCGACATGATGAACGCGCTTGGCGCAGATAGCGTTAGCTACATTCAAAAGCAATTCGATGAAAAGACGCAAGCGTTCATGGATATGAAGGCCGCAGACCCATCTTTGACTGCCGAGGAAATTAAGTTCGTCAATGAAGTATCCACTGACAGCTCTTTGGATAAGGCATCTTCCAAGGACATTCTGGTACCGCAAACGGTTGTTGACCGGATTTTGGAAGACTTGACTACCGAACATCCACTGCTGGGTGCTATTGGCCTGAAGAGCAACGGCATTCGTCTGAAGTTCTTGAAGTCTGACGCTTCTGGTGTCGCTGTATGGGGCGACTTCATGGGCGAAATTCAGGGCCAGCTCAAAGCGAAGTTCAGCAAGGAAGAAGCAATTCAGTCCAAGCTGACTGCTTATACCGTATTACCAAAAGACCTCAAGGACTTTGGCGCTGGCTATATCATGACCTTCATCGTTACCCAGTTGAAGGAAGCCATTGCGGCCGCCGAAGAATCTGCATTCTTGTCCGGTGACGGCGTTCAAAAGCCTGTTGGTCTTGATCGTGACTTGTCCAATGGTTCCGCTGACTCCAACGGTGTTGTGACCTATCCGGCCAAGGAACCAGCAGGCACACTGACCTTCTCCAACACGAAAGAATCTGCTAAACAGATTGCTGAAATTCTGGTTAAGCTGTCCAAAGCGGAAAACGGCAAACCTGTTGCTATCTCCGGCAACACCTACTTCGTTCTCAGCCCAGCACAGCACATTCGGCTGCAAGCTCAGTTCATGGTTCAAAACCAAGCCGGTCAATTCGTAACAGCATTGCCATTCAACATGCAAATTATTGAGTCTCAATATCAAGCAGATGACAAGACGGTCGTATTCGTTAAGACTCGTTACGATGCTGAAGAAGCCGGCAACATGACCATTCAGTCTTCTTCTGATGCTTTGTTCTTCCAAGACGCAATGGTCTATGCAATCAAGCACTTCTTCTACGGCCGTGCACGGGACAACAATGCCGCTCTGGTATACAACCTTGACTTCGGTACTCCGGGCTCTAATACCACGCAGACTACCACTGGCGGTGACACCGGTGAAAACCCAAAAGCGTAACGCCGGCCCCGAACCCGGCGACTGGCCTCAAGATGAGCCAGGCAACGGCTTCGATTAAAGTCGGCGCAACTAAGCAAGTAACCGCTGTGGCTGACCCGGCTGATGCTGCTGATGCCGCGGCCGTGAATGGCGCTATCACTTATGCTTCTGACAACGAAGCAATCGCGACGGTAGCGGCTGACGGTACTATCACGGCAGTTGCTGAAGGCACGGCGAATGTTACTGCTACGAGTGGTAGCTTCACGGCATCGGTTAAGGTAACCGTTTCCGCAGCAGCATAAGGAGGTGGCATGAATGGCATCGGTAGTTGATGACAAAATGCTGGCCGATTTTAAAGCCTATATGCGCATTACGCATAAAGCCGAAGACCCTACGTTGAAAACGCTGCTGGAACAATCGGCAGCGTGGGCGATGGACACCCTAACTGATGCAGCGCTTAATAATCCGCAGACGCTAGAACTGGTGTTTAACCGTGCTCGTTACGCATTCAATGATAAGCTCGGCGACTTCAACAACGACTTCCAGAGTGATATTTGGAACCGATCAATCAATACGTATGTGCCAAAGGAGGTGGACTGGGATGGCGAAACAACCAAGTAATGGCGATTTGCGCACCCCGGTCTACTTCTATGCGGTTACATCAGATGATGGTATTGAACCGAGCGAAGCACCAACCTTGCCAGTATTTATGGCATGGGCGCAGGTCTATGCGGCCAGCACGAAGGACAACACAATCCTGAACACGCATGATTATACGGCTGGTGTCACAATCAAAATTCGTGATACCGAAGGCGAGTTTGTGCCAGACCCGAACCTCAATTCTGTTTATATTGACGATGTGCGGTATAGCAAGATTGAAGACTGGGACATTATCGATGTGCGGCCAGACTTTGAGGATGATCGCTTCATCGTCTGCGTATTGGGCAATCCGAAGGCAAAGGTGGTGGACGCTGATGCCAGTTGAGATTTTGGGCTATGACGAAGCAATGAACGCGCTAACGGACAAGATTGGTCCAAAGGCCAGCAAGCGGTGGATGCGCAAAGCTTTGAAGGCTGGTGGCGACATCATGGAAGCCGCGTTCAGCGAGGCTACAGCGCAGTATGAACGGACAGGAGCAACGCACGAAGCTGTGGCAGAAGAAAGCGTGCGAGTCACGAACCAAGGCGCGTCGGTTAAGGTTGGTTTCTCAAAGAATGACCCTAAACAGCGTTGGCGGCTAGTCCACTTGAACGAGCTAGGATATTCAGCCCACGGCGTGTTCGGCAATCCGGCCAAGACCAACGCCACGCGCAGTGATACTGGTCTCGCATTCTACAAGCCGCGTGGCTTCGGGTTGTTGCAAGCCGCCTATGATGATAATCGTAAAAAGGCATTAGAGGCACAGGCTGAAGTTATTCGGCGGGCGCTCAAATGACCAAGGACATTTACACGATTATCACGGACAAACTCAATGCGAACCCACGTTTCAAAGCGCTGGTTGCTGACCGGATGAAGATTTACGATTATCCGGCTTCAAAGTCGAAGACGCCACTGTTCGTATTGATCTACCCAATGGAACCACCGTCACCGGGGCAAGCCGGTAGCGATGGTTCTTTGTCTGTTCAATTTTATTTTCAAGTCAACGTTGAAGGCACTAATCGCCATGACGTGAAAGAAGTAGCCGCTATCGTGCGAGACACGATGAGCGGCTTTAATTTTGGCCAGCTTTCCACCGGCCTAGACGAATACTTCCCGGAAACGAACCGCTTTGTTGATGCACGGCGTTATCGGGGAGTGACACAGCTATATGACAACAACTATTAGGAGGAACAATACATGGCTGATAAAGGTTTTCGGCGCCTGAAGATTTTCATTCCTGCCGCCGGCGAAAATAAGACCGCACAGAGTTTTGTAATCGAAGGCATTACGAATAAAGGTGCTACCAGCACCGTTGAAATTACTGGATTGAGCAAAGAAGCAACCACCGTTGCCGGATCTGATGGGGTTTACTACATCTCCCGTGAAGGCGTTGGCGATGCCAAAGCGGTATTCGGTCTGTTGGATTTGCCACACGCAATTGAGGCCGCAATTTTGGGCTACGAAACTGACGAAAATGGCTTGACGTTCGTTGGTGAAAAGACGGAAGCCCCGTACTGCTCGGTTGTTATTGAAGACACCGACCTCGCAGGCAACAAGGGTGAAATTGGCTTGTTCCGTGGCACCTTTGCCAAGGATACGGCTAAGTCCATCAAGACTCTGGATCCAAAAGAAACGTTCACACCTGAAGCTGAAAGCTTCACTTTCACCATGGCACGTGCCGAAACCGATGAAGATGCAGGCCGTTATGAAGTTGAATACTACGGCAAAAAGGATGACGAAGCTTTCGCCAAGCTTGAAGCCAAGGTTCTGACCGATGCCTTCAAGCCGGGAGAAGTAAGCGACCCAAAAGCGTAACGGGCGTAACGTTAGCCCCAACCACCGTTAGCGTGGAAGTTGGCAAGACCGCCAAACTGACCGCTACGATCGCACCCGCCGATGCTGCTGACCAATCAGGAAAGTGGACTGTGGACGATACTACCAAAGCCACGATTGCTGACGACGGCACAGTGACCGGCGTTGCTGAAGGCACGGCCAACGCGACCTTCACTACTACAGACGGCGCTAAGACCGCAACGGCTGTAATTACTGTCACTGCCGCGGCTTAGTAATTAGTCAACACTCGCCTACGAAAATCACAGTAGGGCAACCGGCGGGTGATAGGAGGAACCATGAGCAAACCATTAACACTAACTATCCATACTAAAGATGGCGACCACACTTATACGCAAGAATTTATTCCACTGCAAAAAGCGCTTGACGCGGCCACGATGCGTGAACCGTTTGAAGATGGAACAAACTTTAATCTAGCAAAGTGGACACAAGCACACGTCTCTTTCGTGGCTAAGATTTTCAACATCTCGGAGAAGGAAATCTACGACGGTGTTGATGCCCGCGACTTGGACAAGGTAATCGGTATCGTAAATACGATTTTAGGTATCGACCCAAACTAAAGGACGGCAAGGGTTCCATAACGCTTGCCGAGTATAAAAAACAGATATACGCGATGGTGCGTAATATCGTCACCAATCTGGAAGGGTTCACCGTCAATGATGTGCTAAGCACCGATGTCGATGCACTTCATGGCGTTTTGTTTGCCGACAAGGAGCAGAAAGAACCCGGCAGGTTGATTGATTGGATCAAAGAACGACAGGAAGGAGGTAAATAATGGCCGAACAAACTTTAGGCCAAATGGTCATTAAGTTATCCCTAGACAGCAGTGCTTTCGGTTCTGGGCTTGATGCTGCTAAGAAAGCAAGCAAAAACGCCATGATGGAAATGAAAACCGACATGGCGATTGCGGCTGCGGCTGGCGATAAAGTCGGTGTACTCCAAGCAAAGCAAGCTGGCTTGATGAAAGAAATGGCCTCCAAGGTAAACGAGATGAAGCGCGCGCAAGACGCATACAACGCTTCGTTCACCAAGACCGGTCAAGCACAGGCTTCCACAGCTAAGTATGCTAAGGACTTCAATAAAGCGGCAATGGAATTAGCCCGCTTCCAGAAGCAAATCGTTCAGGCCGCTGGTCAGCAGGCCGTGCTTGAGGTCAAGACTAAAGGCGTGACTGGCGCTATCAATAAGATGGGCGCTGGCTTGACGACTGGCGGCAAGGCACTGTCTAGCTTTGGTAGTAAAGCCACAATGGGTGTGACTGTTCCAATCGTGGCAGCGTTTGCCGCCGCGACTAAGAAAGCTATGGCCTTCCAGAACCAACTTATCGTGATCAAGAATTTATTGACCACGAGTGGTGAGTCTGGGGCTTCGGCAATGAAGGCTGTCAATCAAATGCAAGAGCAGGCGGTTCAGCTTTCCAATCACTACGGCGTATCGGTTGAGAAAATCACTGAAGGCTACGAAGCACTGGTTCGCCGTGGTTATAACGGTGCTCAAGCTGTTGGTGCTATGAAGGCTGAACTGCAAGGCGCCTTGGCATCAGGCGATGATTTTAATGACGTGGTTAAGGTTGCGTCAGAAACGATTGAGTCGTTCGGCTTGCGTGTTGACAAGTCTGGACATCAAATTCAGTCCACATCTAAGATGGCGGCAATCACCAAGAAGACTGTCAATGAGCTGGCGTATGCCGCTGATATGACGGCTACCGACTTTCAAGGCATGGGCTACTCCATGAGTTACGTGGGTGCAACCGCAAAACAAGCCGGTTATAGCGTATCTTCCACTGCCGCTGCTCTTGGTATCTTGAGTAACAACGGGCTTTCGTCACAGAAGGCTGGTACTGGTCTGCGTAAGGTGTTAATCAGTCTGACCACTGCGGCAGGCAAGATTGACAGCAAGAATAGTGTGCTCAAGAAGCTTGGCATTACCAAAGACGAGATCATGGACTCGCAAGGTAATCTGAAGTCCCTGTCAGAGATTATGAACGTGCTGAACCAACACACCGCCTCAATGAGCAGCACCAAAAAGGGCGTTGTATTCAACAGCCTGTTCGGTACCACCGGTCAACAAGCTGGCCTTATTTTGGCTAACAATTCTGCCGAGTTGGCAAAGCTGAACACGCAGATTGAGAAGTCATCTAAGACTAACTATGTTGGTCAGCTGTCCGAAAAGAACTTGGCGTCAGCGCAGAACCAACTACGCGTGTTCAAAGAAACCTTGTCTAACCTTGGCATGGTTTTGGCTAAAGACGTATTGCCAACAATCACACCAATCATGGGCGATGTTAAAGACATGGCCGACCGGTTCAGCAAGCTCGATCCTAAGATGCGTAAGAACATTTTGACGTGGCTTGCTATCGCGGCCGCAGTTGGGCCGTTTAATAAAGTAATTGGTATTGCCGGTCAAATGCTAGGCAAAACTTCAACCGGTATGGTTAGCATGATTGCCAACGTGGCTAAGTGGCGCAAGGAAGCCGCGATGGCAAATGTCGTTAATCAAGCCACCAACGCCGGGCTATCTGGAATGCAAGTGGCTGCTCAAGGCACCGAAACGGCACTAGAGGCAAGTGGCCAATCTGCCACTCGTACAGCCAGTTTCTGGGGCACGTTAAAACAAGCACTGACCAAGGCCACCCCCGAAGCTACGGCGGCCGGTACTGCTATTTCTGGCACTGGTACAGCAATGGGTGCAACAGTAGAAAGCGGCGTAGCGCTAACTGGTGCTTTATCAGCGATTGGCTTAGGTCTTGGAGCACTCGGCGTTACCTTAGCCGCAAGCACTGTTTATTGGGAGCTTTGGGGCAAAGCCCAATATCAATCTCAACAGCGATCCAAGGAATGGGGCAGTGATATTGGTCAAACAGCTGATACCGCCGCTGACAAATTCCGCGGGTTTGAGACTGACGCTACCACGGCGTTAGAAAATACAAATAGCAGTGCAAAGGTAAACGGCAAGGCTATCGAAGAGGCATTTGGTGGTATGGCCACGGCGGCTAAGAAATCGGCCAAGGCACAGTCTGATGCGGCGGCTAAGATTGCCAAAGAGTTAGGCGGTGACGCTGGCGCGGCAATCATGAACGAGCAAGACAAGCAAGATGCAAAGTCTAGCAAGGCTATCTCCAAGATGCAAAGCTACTATTCCCAAGTTGAGGCGATCACCAAGGAGGCTCGCGACAAAAACGTTGCGTTAACTGCTGACCAGAAACAGCAAATCCATAACTTGCAATTAGCTATGGCTGAGCAATCGGTGAAAACACTGAACATCTCGGCCACACAGCAAAAGCAAGTGCTGAAGGTACTGAACGGTGACACGCAAAGCCTTTCCACTGCCACACTAAAGACGTTGAGCGCCGCTGAAGACGCGCAAGTACGTTCGTCTAAGAAGACACTTGACCAGAAGTTAAAGGTTGCAAAGGACGCATACAAGAAGGGCACCATCAACGCCGCTCAATACAACGCGGCGCGGAAAGCACTAAACAGCGAGTTTGAGGCCGAAACACAGTCAAATTTGATTGCCGAACTGAAAATGAACCTAGAATATGCTGAAAAGAATAAGAAGGCCGGTCAAACCAATGCACAAGTCAAGAAAGAGCAGATGGCGCTTGAACGCACTTATCTAACTGAAACGCTTGGCTTGTCAAAGACGCAGGCAGACGCAATTATGGATTTGGCCTACAAGCAGGAAAAAGCCGCAAGTACTACCGCAGTCAATCTGGACAAGCTAACAGGCAAAGTCAAGAAGGCGGGTCAAGAGTGGAACGGTATGGTACTCGATCCAAAGACGGGCAAGGTGAAAACCAATGCAGTTGAGGAAGTTGCAAAGGGTCTTTCGTCTGCAAAGACGTGGAATAATCTGCAACTTCTGATGAAGGAAGGCAAGATGACCACCAACGCCAAGCAAGTTGCTGGTGAGGCGATTATTCAAGCCAAGCGTTGGAACGAGCTGAGCTTTGACCAAAAGGAAATGCTCGCGGTCAGCAAAACCAACGATGCTTTGATGAAGTCAATGGCTGATGCAGGCGTGTGGGATAATCTGACGCCTAAGACGCAAATGCTTATTGCTACATCTAAGACCACGGCCGGATTGACTGCCGCCCTGAAGGATATGGGCGTGTGGGATAGCCTAACGCCCAAGCAAAAGGACATGATCGCCCACGCAAAAACTTCGGCTGACGTAAAGAAAGCCTTGCAAGATGTTGGCGCATGGAACGGTCTTCCATCGAAGGTGAAGGACTTAATTGCCCACGACTACGCCAGCGGCAATGCCAGAGCGGCTTTAAAGGCATTGAAGGACTTTAACAATTTTAATAACAACATTGTGAAAAATATCTGGGTCAACTATCACGAAACAGGCAAGGCCGGTGCGGCACGTGCGGCAGAAGCGCGCGCAAATAGCTGGTACAAGAAGAAAGGTACAAATGACTTCCAAGGCGGGCCTGCTATCGTCAACGATCAGCAAAGCCCGACATTCCGTGAATTGGTTATTGATCCACGGCTTGGCGCGTTCGTGCCCGAAGGCCAGAACGTGTTTATTCCACACCTGTCAAAACATGCGAAGGTTATTCCCGCGCATAAGACGGCACAGATGTTTCCTGGCTTGCCGCAGTTTGCGGACGGCCTGAATGTACCACTGAACGCAACGCCGCTTGCGATGGCACGTGACTTAGAAAACACCGTCAACGCACGGGCGGCACGCACCATTTCGGTCAATAACGACAACGCAAGCACCGACAACCGCATTGACGTAGTTATCACACTGTTGCAAGGGCTGCTTGATAAAGACCAAGACGTGTACATGGACAAGGTGAAAGTTGGCAGAGAGATATATCCAGAGATTAAGAAAGCTCAAGCACGTGATACGCGCATTACCAACCGGAGGGGAGGATTAGTCTAGTGAGCACAGTTACATTTCAATTTGGCGGAACGGACTACGCTGACCTTTTCACGGTGTCGAGCGTGACCGTTCCTTTTCTATATAGAGATAATACGGCACAACCGATCGGCACCAATGACGGTTCACGCCAGATGCGTGCAAGAAATACTGCGGGTAAAATTGTCATCTCTGGCTCAATCATTGACCAGCAGGGCGGCAAGGAAATCTCGCAAATCAAAGATGATATGATGCACGACCTGGCATCAAAGCAGTTGCAAGTCCTGACACTATCCAATTACGAAGGTCGATACTTCAATGCAATCTATGACGGCGAGGCTGACTACGACCTGTCTAACCAGCGGCTGTCTGGGGTAACGATTACGTTCGCGGTTCCCGACGGTGTCGCGCATTCCAACGACCTCACGACTGTCACCGGTCAGTCTGGCACCGACATTACAGTGTCGAATGCCGGCACGGCACCGACTGCGCCTGTGCTGACGGCCACAATGGCTGGCGATAATGGCGTAGTAGCGTGGACGAATGACCAAGGCGGCGTGCTCCAGTTTGGCGATCCCGGGGAAATTGACGGGGTGACGACCCAAGCACCAGAAGATGCGCTCACGGTCGGTTTTGATAGTGACCCCAGTGGAACTGCGAATGCTGGCGTTAGCCACTATCCGAACTATCTTAATCAGTCAGATAAACCCAACTTGAGGGCTGGGTATATGGGTTATGGCACTGATTATCAAGGCAGTACAGCGATGGCACCAGTGTATAGCACCAAAGGTGACTATTGGTTCGGGCCAAGTGTATCTATTCCCGTTCCGGCAAACAAGAATGGGGAGAATACCGGCAACATCGTGACCTATACTCGTTTCTACTTCAATACAGACATCAAAAGCTCTGGACGCCTTGAAGTCACCTTAGCGGGTGATAACAAGGTTGTTTTTGAATCGGTTATCCGTGATAGCACAGAAGTTAATGACGAAATTGTATGGGAATGTTGGTACGATGACCAACAGTTATCAATGGTCAAACTTGACCGTAAAAAGTTCTATAACGGGCCACTGTACGAGCTGCGCATGTGGCGCTTTGGATCGAATGTGAACTTTCAGCTGGCGCGCGTTGAAAGTGTCATTGCTAGTGGCGCTCAAGTAGTCACGCCATTACGTCAGTCGTTTGATGTTGGCAATGGTGAAGCTATTGACAGCATCCAGTTCTGGTTTGAGAGATGGAAGGAAGCCAAGCCTGTCACTATGGGTGTGACTGACTTCTACGCAAAATGGACGAATGTTAACAGTTGGAATGACTTTGCTAACCGCTTTTCTATTGGTGATGTAGTTCAAGCTGATGTGGCCACGAAGACCATCTACGTCAATGGTGTGCAGGACAATACTCTGCACGCAATCGGTAACATGTGGGATTCGTTCTGGATCCAGCCTGGCAGAAACACAATCATGCCTGTGGCATCGAGCTGGGCGACCCCGTTCGATGCCACGGTCGAGTATAGGGAGGCATGGCTCTGATGGATTTCTATTTCACAGACAGAAAATTCAATACGCTGGGCGTGGCTTCTACTGGGGCTGCGCCTATTCAAATTGACGCCGACACTGACGACCAGATGCGGCCGCAGGCAGTCGGGCGGACCTATGCGGCCACGCTGGTCACTGACCCGAAGGACGCTGGGAAGCTGGCGACTATGGCCGCGCTGGGAAACTTCCTGCTGTACAAGGACCCGCGCGGGCAGTACGTCTTCGCGACAATTATGGAGTGGACGGAGTATGACCCGCAAGCTGGCGAGCTGAGTTTCTCGGCGGAGAATGGTGGGGTTGACCTCATCAACGAAACCGTAGGCGCGTATACGGCCGACAAGGCGTACTCGATTGCGGACTACATCAAGCGGTTCACGGCAGACAGCGGTTTTGAGATTGGCATCAACGAGCTGGCGGGCCAGACCCGGACGCTGAAGTGGGAAGGTAACGAAGACACGGCGCTCAAGCGCATTGAGTCAGTTGCCACCCAGTTTGACAACGCCGAGTTGGACTTCCGGTTTGAGGTCGATGGCATGCAGGTGGTTCACCGGTACATCGACATTTACAAGCACATGGGCTTGGACAACGGTCAGCGGCTGGAAGTGAACACACAGCTCAACAAAATCACGACCACTG